CATCTGCCGCTGCACCATCATAATCAAAACCGTCAGCTACCCAATCAACATTGCCACCGGTGAAACCGATATCAAGTGTCAAATCAGTTGAAGTACCTGTCATCACTTCCATAACCTGTGCACCGCCCATAAGGACAATGTGGTTAGCTGGAACAAGAAGACCAGGAATAACATCAGCCGCTGCTAGTGCAGAACCTTTGGCTGTTGTCTCAACTGCAAAGTCGATTGTACGCTGGATTAGGTAAGGGCCACGATTGGGATTACTTACGCCGTGTGAAACTGCTGCTGTAAAAGCCATGATTTAACCCCCCTTATACCAAGTTGTAGATGGCGTTAACAAGACCTTCAGGACGAAGAATCTTGCGACCATACAAATGCATACCACGAACGATGTCAGCAAAGCTGTCAGGGTCACGGTAAGTTTCGGTTTTGTTGATTTGGTCAGCAGTAGCAACGGATGAAGAATGACCAGCAACAATCACACCATAATTGGTAGCATTGGTTCCGCCAGTAGTAGCAGCACCTGTACCAAGAGTAGGTAGGTTGTTAGAAACATGGACTTTAAAGCCATGCAGGTTATTCAATACCAAGCCATTCTGTAGACCAGAACCACCAAAGTCAGCATCAAACAGACGAGAATCTTCGTCTTTAAGCAGTTCAATGAAAACTGGGTCAAGCACCAACCAACGTCCCTGTGAATCTACGTTTTGCAAGTCAAGTTGACGAGCCATACGTGCAATCACAGTAAGTGGGTTAGCAACACCAGCAGTAGTTGGAACTGCCTCAGAAGCGCGAGGCTTCAGTCCGATGGACTGACCAGCAACACCAGCATTAAAGTCAGATGCATCTAGCTTCATTGAAGCAAGAAGTTCATCTGAACCTGCAGCGGTAACTGCTTTAGTACCATTAACAGTTGTGTTAACTGTGTCTGGGCGACCGCTGATAGCAGACTGCTTGTAACCTGACAAATAGCCAAGTACATCAGAGTCAAACTGGTCAGCGAGACGGTAGGCTGCACGGTCACTTGACAAAGACTGGAAGTTAACGTGCGAATGTGCCTCCTCAATGTCGTCAACTTTAAATGCAAAGTAGTTTGCTTTGTCAACGGTCAATGTGAAGTCATCATCTTCAAGGTCTTGAGCAGTGATTTGTGTGCCACGCTCATATGCCTTAACGGTGATTTCGGGCTCTTTAATGATTTTAACTGAATCACCAAAGTTTGCAATTTCACCAAAGTAGTCATTATTCGTAATTGCATCACAAACAGCGGCCTTGCGGAATGCAAGCTGCACCTGTTTGGAGTAAATTACAGGGCTAAAATTACCATTAGGTAAGTTGTTATAACCCGGAGCTCTTGGAAAAGCCATAATCCATCTCCTTATTTTTGGATTTTGTACAGATGCAAACAGTACAATTCTTTGCAGAGGCTGTATAACATAGGGTGTACATGATGCAAGGATGGCCGTCCATGCATCTAGTAGGCCAAGTTACTCAGGTAATCTTTAAGATGTTTGTAGTTTGCTATTTGTAATATAAACAAGGAGCTACCTCGCCTATACTACATATGACAAGCATTGTACTAACTAAATACTTGCCAATTCTTTATTTATCTAGCTGAACCAGATAAATCATAAATAAAATTACCGCTACGAATAGCGTTCATAATTTCTTCTGCGTGCTTTTCGTATTCTTTAGCACTCATTTTTTCTACATCAGACTCTCGTAGCTGTGTGGCAGATTCATCTGACTGTGGCCGAGTTTGGGAGCCTTTAGTGGATACGGACTTAGCCGCATCCTTATTATCTTTAGGTGCTCTAGCTTTTTTTGTTACGATTTCGCTGTCAATCTTGTATAAGTCGATAGCTCGTGCTGCAGCTTTAGCATCATTATCATTTTCATAAAGCGCTTGTTGTACCCACGTTGGCTGTTCTTGTACCCAACCATGGAAATCTTCACTGTTACGTATTTCATCAAAATCAGGATGAAGCTGCAACAATTCAGTTTCAGCGCGTTTGCGATTTGTTTCAATTTCGCGTTCAGCAATATGCTGTAATCGTTTTTCAATAGAAGAATCTAATTCTTGTGCCTTTTTAGTTGCAATTGTCTCAACAATTTTAGCAACATCAGGATATTGTTTTGACCATTCAGAAAGTTCTTCGTCTGATTTAGGCAATTTAATGCCTTCTTTTGTAGCTGATGACAGCTGTTCTTCAAGCTGTCTTATTTGGTTGCGCATCTGCTCTTCTTTTTGTTGAGCATGTCGGCGCAAGTCGCCGTATCGTTTTTTGAATGTTTTTTCTTCTGGTGGCATACTTTCAGTTTTTTCAGCGTCTTGTTGTTCTTCTAGAACAGCGTTTCGTTCGGCTTGTAGTGCCTCTAGTTCTGAAATTTCTGCGGAATCGTCTCTTTTATATTTCATTGCTACAGTAGGCGTAGCAGGTTTTACAGCCATTTGGACCATAATAGTCTCCTTGTTGGGGCCACCAGTAGCCTGAATTGGGGTGATGGGTAGCCGTCTACAGCCTAATTATAGGCTGTGAAAATAATTATACCACTTATTTCATAAATAGTCCAGTGATAAAGAAACTAAATGTGCGCCAGTAATAATTTATACCAAGTTTCCATCCTTTCTTTACGCCTCTACCATAGGCAACAAAGTCTTTAAACTCTTGGTATACTGATGGTGCGGTTCCTGCATTTACATGTTTTAGGCCAGCCGCTTTATATCCTTTACGGAAGGCTTCGCCATACCATTTACCATGATAAGTCTTTTGACACCATAGTTCGGCTTTAGCTTTTTCCATTACAGTGAATCCGCCGGTCATAACACCATGTGTTGCAATAACGCATCCGCCGCCGCCGCCGCCTCCACCGTTATTATCTTTTTGTGGGTCATTTGTTACTACACTACCATCTGTACTAGTTACAGCATTACCACTACTGTCGGTTACTGCACTTGCAGTTGAACTTCCAGTTTGTTCTTTCGCAGCGTCATCAGCCGCCGCTTTGTTTTCTGCATAACTACCAGTTCCAGGTGAATAACCACCAGACGCGCCTGAATCAAATCCTACAGCATCATCATCGGGTGGTGAATACCCAGAAATCTCAACGTCATCAACCATACCGTAATCTGGTGCACCAGAATCAAATCCTACAACATCATCCTCGGGTGGTGAATATCCAGAAATATCAAAATCACCAGCATCAGTTCCGTAATTACCAGTTTGACTAATGCCCTGTGTTGCTGTAGGTGAGGTGGATATTCCTATTTGTTCGCTAGGCGCAGAGGTAAGTCCAGCTGCTTGCATTTGCCTATCAATAATTTCGTTAGCAGTACTACGCTGTGCAGGTGTCATGGCTGCCGTATTCATAGTACTCCTTTGTGGCATTGGTTGTGAACTAACCGCACCAGTTACAGGGTCAATAACAGTCATTACTGTTCCAGCTATATTCGCTATGCCGGGTACGCTTTGTTTTCCTGCCACTACATTAGGAGTTGTTAAGTTATTATTTTGTATAGCAGCCATGCTATTCATTCCTGAAGGATAAGAAAGTAATTCATCAGGAATTCCAAGACCCATTGGTCCTTGGAAAACACTTTGTGTAGAAGGGGCTTGAACACCTTGCGGTGTACTACCTTGTCCATCATATCGTCCATCAGTAATAGGATTACCCATAGGGTCAAATTGTCTGTTTTGTACAGGGGGCTGTGCACCTTGTATAGAACGATAATTTTTATCCAGTGCAATCATTTCAGCTAAAGACTGACCTTGGTAAGGAACACCCATATCTGTTGCCATAGCTTGGGCCGCAGCCTGCTGTTGTTCCTTAGTTGGGCCGAGGCCAGTACCAAACCCTAATGCACCTCCTAATTGGCGCATACCTGTAGAAAATGGAGCAATTTCTTTAGCTCTGGTAACGTTGTAATCTACGCCTTGTTGTCCTGCTATAACATCATTAATAAATGAAATATTACTAGGGTCAGTACGATTTTCCTTCATTCTATTATATGCTTCTCTAGACATTACACCAGATTGACCCGTTGTAGGGTCCGTAAGGCGTACTTGGTCTAAATTGCCTAAACTTAATAATGCGCCAGCAATTCCTGGAACTTTTGATGGTGTGCTAGACTCATATCCAATTTCATATGTTTTACCACCTTTAATTAAACCATTTTCTGAAGTGCCACCGAAGACAGTGGTAGCCGATGGCCCTGGGTCAGAATCATCTCTACCGCCACTATCTTGTTGGGCTGCGAGCCGACGACGTCTTTCTTCTTCAGTCTCATCAGTGCCTGTAGTATCATCGGTAGTATCATCGGTAGTATCATCTGTGGTATCTTGAGCATCTGTATAAGTACCTACATTAGGCGCGTATACACTGCTAGCGGTAGTTACTGGTTGATATGGAGTTATAGATGGAGAAGGCAGGGATAAAGACAATGGCTGTAGACCATTAGCCATCGGTGCAGCTAAACCCGATGTCCCAAGAAGCGGCCTATTTCCCGGAAATGGTTGCGCAATAGGTCTAACGTATTGTGAAGATGCAGCTTGTGGAGTTACGGGATTTTGCGTATATGTGCCAGGGGGCTGTACAAATGTGCCGCGGTTAGCTTTGATAATGCCACCATTATCATCAACTTTATCAGCTTCCTCAGCACCGCCGCTTACGTACTCAATTTGTCCGTTGGTTTCCATATCCTGTAAACCCATCAAGGCATCACGGCGCATACCCTCGTATGTACCGAGTCCATGATATCGAACAACGTTAGCAGGAACTACGAGCTCACCCTCACTAAGTAATACAAGCTGGTCGTCAGCTACTTCTTCTTTAGTCGCGCCCGGTGGAGGATTACCTTCTGAGGCTTCTTCATAATCGTCATTAGGAGCGCCTAGCCCAATCATTACTGACATTCCGCCTTCATCAGTCATACCGCCTTTTGCCATCATCGGAATTTCTTCCATCGGAGAGGCTAAACCTGTTGGGGGTACAGGTGGAGTCATTTGAGGAACTCCTTCTGGTATTGGTGCCGGTGCTGGCGCAGAACGTTTTTGCATTTTCTGTGCTACTTCTTTAATAGCTTCATCTCGTGGGTCGGATGAACCGGCTGGTGCAGGTGCTCCTGTAGGTGCTCCCAAACCTGCTGGTTGTGCCGCAGGGTTAGCTGCTTTTGGTCCACCACCTTGAGGTGCAGATGTTGCTTCCTCCATCGGTAGCGGCATTTTTCCTTGTTGTGCCATCATTATTCCCCCTTCGGCTTTTTGTGGTACAGGTGTTGCTCCATAGCTTAACATAGGCGACAAATCATCAATGTTTTCTGGTGTATTACCAGCGTACATAGCATTGCTTATATCAATTGCTTTTTGGATAAATTCTTCTCGGTTTGGGTATGCTTTACGTAAAGCACGACCAAAAGCATTATTGTTTAAATCAATCTCGGATTCAGCAGAACGGTTTTGTTTAGACCCTTCTCTTGCATCTATTAATGATGATGCTACTTTAGAACCAAGGCCAGTACCTAAAAAGTTTTTAGCACCAAGCACGCTATCTTCTTCACCTACTGCAGCTAGTCCACCCAAAAGAATGTGCCGTAGGGTGTCTTCAGTTCTATCATCATCCGTAA